CGATCTGCTTCGGATACGACATCATGTCGAGTTGCTTTGTCAACACCCATTGGATTTGGTACGCGGTATGACAAGTTGGTGGCTGAGGCACGGAGTACGGGCGAGCCGATTTTGTTGGAGATGTTGTATTGGCAACACCCAGAGAAGGGTGTGGGTGCGGAGTACCGGGTAGATCAGTCGGGCGTGGTGACGGGCGTGAGTGGTGGAACGTATGTGTGGACACCTTGGTTGGCTGACCAGTTGCGTAAGCGCGACAAGGTTGACTTAGCACAGAACGTGTTCGCTGAGGCGATGGGTGCGGGTGCTGCGTTCTTCCCCAGTGTGTCGGTCACACAGCACAGGCGCGAGTTCGGGTCGGAGCCAAGACGGGCAAACTGGGTGGGTGGTCGGTTTGTCGATAGTCCAACGGGAAGGTGGCGGTTGTGGGGTGAGTTGGAGCCGCTGGGCAGTTACTCAGTGGGCGTTGACCCGGCATACGGGACGGGGAACCATGCGAGTGCGGTGTGTGTGATTGATGCGGAGGCGAAGCGGATGGTCGCGAGCATGGTGGATGCCACGATTACCCCGGCGGATCTGGCTGCTGAGGTGGTGGGTGTGTGCCGTGGAGCGTTCAAAGAGGCGGTTGTGGCATGGGAAGTGAATGGTCCGGGTCAAAGTATGCAGAGAGACTTTGAGGCACAGCGGTTCCATCGGGTATGGAAGCAACGGAGGGAGGGTATGACCAACCACGGCGCGACCGAACGAGTGGGCTGGTTGAGCACTGAGCAAAATAAACGCTTGCTGCTGGGCAATTTAAGTAGATCAGTGCAGCAGGGCGAGATGATTGTGCCATGCACGGGGACGATGGATGAGATGTTGGCTTACGTGTTGGACAGTAACGGTCGGGTGGTGGCTGGTCGGTTGCGGGATGAGAGCACGGGGGCGCGGGAGAATCACGGGGATAGAGTGATTGCTCTGGCGTTGGCGTGGATGGCGATGTCGGACGCACCTGTTCCGCAGTACGACCAGAAGACTTACGCTCCGGGCAGTGCGGGTGACTTGCTGAAACACTGGGAGGTCAACAGATGATGATTGCTAATGGTGACAAAGTACGCAAGTGGGTCGAGGACAACGAAGAAGAGACGGTCTTCGCTGATGGACTCGATGATGCGATTATTGCTATTTCGCGTGATTCCCTGACAGGGAAGTACCGGGTGGTGTATGACGTAGCCCGTATCGTTCAGGTCTTGATCAACGATCAGGGCATGGAAGAAGATGAGGCGTATGAGCACATGGAGCACAACATCATCAACGCCTATGTTGGTGAGATGACCCCGATCTGGGCGTTTCTCCCAGAGGAGAACTAATGGCAAAGAACTCATTGGTTGGAAACATCAATAAGCGTAAGGCTCTTGGGATCTCGCGCCCCAAGTCTGCATCTACTGTCAGCGCGAAGTCATTTGCCGCCATGAAGAGCGGCTGGAAGAAGAAGAGTAAATGAAGAAGGCAGCAAAGAAGGAGACTTACAAGTCTTCAATGGCGAAGAAGAAGCATGAGAAGAAGGAAAGCATGGCAATGAAGATGAAGGAAATGCGAAAGGGTGGGAAGTCGTAATGCCAAAGGTAGGAAAGAAAACGTTCCCATACACCGCTAAGGGAAAGGCTGCTGCGGCAGTCGCGGCAAAGAAGACTGGTAAGAAGGTCACGAAGATGAAGGGTTACTAAATGCTTGGACATCGATTCATCAAGATCCGTGCTACGTGGTATCACGCTGACGAGGTACTACAGATTGACGATCTCGGTGGTCGTATGCGTGTCATGCTGTCCACTGGTCTGAAGTTAGACCTTGACCCCATTGAGGGTGAGAAGATCGCCAAGCAATTGGAGGATCATGGTTTGACTCAAGCCAAGGGATTTGACAACTCATCGATTGCGATTCTTGTGAATCGATTGTCTTCGCTGGAGAACACGCTTTCAAATATGAAGGCGAAGTTGGCAGCGATTGAACTTGAAGGTAAAGCCAAGCAGAAGGTATCCACGTGATTGACTTTAGTAATATCAACGCCATTCGTGACGAGATCGAACGGGCGGAATACTTTCGCAATGAGCACATGGAAACCCCGAAGGAACTCCGCGAGGCGTTCTCAGGTGCGGCGTACCGAAGCGGTCGGGGGACGGAGCAGCCGGAGAACGCAGTCCATGCGTATATTTCGATGGTGCTCCCCCGCATCGTGCATGACAACCCGAAGGTGCGAGTGACCAGTTCGCGCCCAGGCATTCAGAAGACAGCCTGCGTAGCGATGAAGGCTGGTATCAATCGTTGGTCGAAGATGACCCGGGTGCGCGGGACGTTGGAGCGCATTGCCACCGATATGTTGTTGGGCTGGGGAGTTGGCATGGTTGTCAACGAGCCAAAGGGGGCGGAGCGCAAGTGGGATGCTGACGGTCCGTATCTTCCACGCCTGTACCGCATTGATCCAGAGCGGTTCTTCATTGATCCGGCAGCGCAGCACTGGGAAGAGGCTCGCTTCATGGGTCACGTGTGGATCAGTGACAAAGAAGACCTGTTGCGTTTGGCTGAGATTGATGAGACTTGGAACAGGGAGGTCATCGAAAGCCTCGCCTGCAACAACGGTGTTGACGAATTACGTGACTATCGTGACATCCCAGAGCGCAAGGAACTCGCTATCTACGAAGTGTGGGTTCCAGAATTGGATGAGGCTGCTGCCGAACTGATCGATGAGGCAACTGATCAGGCACTGTTCAATGGGACGATCTACACCATTGCCAAGTATCAGGGGAATTCTGGCGCACCAGCACCGCGATACGAATACGTCCGCGCCCCGCGCCCTTACTATGGTGCTCCGAACGGTCCATACGTGATGTTCGGTGCGTTCACTGTTCCCAATGACCCATACCCGCTGAGTCCGATTGTGGCTTGCCGCGATCAGATCAACTATGCAAACGAACTTGCTGTCCGTCAGCAAGAGAACACCAAGCGGTACAAGAGAATTCTGGTCGGCGATGCCAAGAACCCCAAGTTGCTACAAGACATTGTCAGTGCGCCGGATCTTTACGTCTTTGCAGAAGCAGGAATCACGGCGCAAAGCATTGTCCCCATCGAAGTTGGTGGCACTACAAATCAACATATTCAGTCGGTCGAAACCGCCAAGGAGCGTTTGGATCGAGCACTGGGGATGTCCGATGCGATGCGTGGAAACATCTCAGGTGGAGCATCGGCTACTGAGGTGGCGGTTGCTGAAAGTGCCTCCACGATGCGCATTGCCCACCTCAAGCGCGGCTTCCAAGAGTCGGTAGACACGATCATGCGCAATGTCGGCTGGTATATGTGGCACGATCAGCGCATCGTCATCCCGGTCGGCGGCGAGGACACCAAGGGTTTACCGATGGAGGATCCGATCTTCCAAGGCGGTCTGAAGGTGGGTGCTTGGGAGGATATGCAGATCGATGTGGATGCCTATTCAATGGAGCGAACCAGCGAAATGCTGGCGCAAAAGCGTGCTGTGGAGACATTTACGGTTGTAACTCAGGCTGCGCAGGCAATGCCAGCCATGCCGTGGATCCGCTGGCGCGACCTGATGTCCTTCCTTGGCGATGCCCAGAACGTCCCGCAGATGGCTGACTTCATTGATGAGTCGATCCTGAAACAAGCAACCCAACCACAGCAAGCACCACAAGGGGGGGTAGGGGGTGTTCCACAAAGTCCTCCTTCCCCGTCTCCTACTGGCGAGCAACCTGCAATATCGGCGCGATCACAAGGCGCAATTGCAGCGGCTGCTTCGAGGATGTAATGCCGAACTACGAATTTACCAATCAAGCAGGGCAAGTCGTGGAGGTTTATTACCCCATGTCCACTGTGCCTTCGGTAGGCGAAGTGGTGCAGCATCCGGAACGCGGCACGTTGACACGCATTCTAAGTAGTGCGCAACTGTCGCCTAACTTCACTACAGGCACATACCCCTATGTAAGTGTGACACTCCCGCGCAATATGCCGGGAGTTCCTTGCAATGCGAAGGGTCAACCAATCATCTCAAGCCGCAGGCACGAACGCAACGTTGCGTCAGAGCACGGCTATATGCGAGCAGAGGACTAACTATGGACAGCACCGCTGAACCCATTGATGTCGAAACGTTGCCCAGCGGGACAACGGAGCAAGACACTGGTATCGAAGTTGAATCATCACAACCAGATGACGATGATTCGATACTTGATCAATTGCTTGGAAGTGTGGAATCCGATGATGATGAAGCCGATGTAGATTCGTCTGCACCCGCTCCTGAGTCTGTACCATCCACACCCGCCTTTGACCGTGAAGTGGTCGCCAAGATCCTTAAACGGGATGGCGTACCGGATGCAATCATTTCTTCTGCTTCCGATGCTGTGCTAGCCGAATGGGCTGCAAAGGCTGAGAAGCGACAGAAGGATGTCGATTCATACGGCGGTCGAGTGAAGCAGATGGAGGAGCAACTTGCGCAGACGAAGTCACCACCGGATGCGGCGGTCGAGGCTAACAAGCCTACGAATGCGGCTCCAAAGGCGGCTGATCCCTTTGAGCAAATGGCGGAAATGTATGGCGAAGACGTTGTTGCGCCAGTCCGTTCAGCCTTTCAGATGCAACAGCAGCAAATGCAGGAAAGAATGCTGCTTGCCGAAGCCCGTGCATCGGATGCTTCGATACGTGTTCAGTATGGGGCGAAGGCTCCAACCTTTGACGTAGTCGTAGCAAAGATGTCTGCAATGGGTGCGGCAAAGCCGGGTGGGTACGCGAGCATTGATGAACTCACGCGAGCCGCCTACACGGAACTAGTTGGAACCAAAACGTCTGCACCATCGATCAAGAACTCACAGCCAACCGCGCCACGTGCGTCAAGTCCGCCTGTGAAGGCTCCTGTTCGCGATGCTGATGATGATGTTCTTGATCAAATCCTCTCTGGGACGCACAAGAGTTCGTCCCGCACCAAACGTTAAAGGAATAGGCTATGCCTTCAATTACACAATTCAATGACTTCATGCAGTCAACCGGACCTTCATATCTGAAGAGTGCGGATGCCGTTATTAACGAAGCCGTCAAGAATAACTACGTTCTCTCGCGTCTCCTCAAGGAGAAGGCAAGCGAAACGACTATTCAGGGTGGTACTTCCATCAAGGATGTCATCGTCTTTGACGATTCGTCCACCTACCAGAAGTATGAGCCGAATGAAGTATTCACTTGGCGCAACCCGCAGGTCACTGACACACTGTCTGCTCCTTGGCGTTTCAGCATGGACCATATGTCGTGGACCGATCAGGAAATCGAACTGAACGAAGGCGATGCCAAGGTCATGTACAAGCGCGTGAAGCGCATCAAGGAAATGCGTATGTGGACTTCCATGCTCAACGGCATGGAAAACGATCTGTGGGCATCACCATTCAATAACTACGGCAACGTGGAAACTGGTGGCAAGGAGCCGTACTCGATTCCTGCTTTCATCACTGAAACCGTCAATAGCGATCTCACCTTTGGTGAACGCGGTGGTTCGGCATGGCTTGCAACACAGTCAAGTGCTCCAAATATCTTGGGCATTAACCCAGCAAATGATCCACGTTGGTCAAATCAGATTTCGTTCTACAACAAGTCTGCTTTAATCAACACTGCTGCTACGACCAACGTTACTTACACAGGTCACAACGCAAACGCATCGATTGCACGATCTGTTTATAGTCTGTTTGGCGCATTTGACGATATGTTCTTAAAGGTTCAATTCAAGTCTCCGCTTACTCAGAAGCAGTACTTTGAAGAAACAAACTTCAATCGCCAAATGATCTTGTGCTCCAAGGAAGGTTTGAACCTTTACAAGCGCACACTCCGTTCCAGCAACAATATGTTGGTCAGTCAGCAAGATTCGGCGTACAACACGCCTACCTTCAGTGGTATTCCTGTTGAATACTGCGCCAACATGGACACGGCTGCAATTTATCCTGCTATTGCTGCTGGTTCTTCACGTACAGACGATCTCAGTGGTCGGCAGGCTCAGACTATGGTTGCCAATTCAACCGAATTTGCAGCGAACACCATCGATAAGGGTGCTCGATTCTTCTTCGTGAACGGTCAGTACATCACTCCTATCTATCACTCGACTCGTTACATGAAGAAGCATGATGTCATGCGTCACCCAAATCAGCCGTTTACTTGGGTTCAGCCTGTTGACTGCTGGTGGAACGTGTTCTGCAACAGCCGTCAGCGTCACGGAATCGTTGCCCCTATTGCTGTCTCCTAATACAACGGGGGGTGGGTCATCCCACCCCCTTCTCTCACAAAGGAAATCACATGATTTTTACCCCATCGGCTGGTCCTCTCGGCGCACACCCCGTGAACTACACGACCAAGTGCGTAGTCCGTACTGCAACTGTTGCAGTCGGTGATGTTGTTGCTACTTCGTTCTTGCATGGCAGTGCAGTTATTGATCCAAGTTTGGGCTATGATCCGCTCTATGTCTTTAACTGCGTTGCTCCAGCAGACGGTGACCTTACCAACTTCAACGGTTACATTGGAGTTGTTACTGATTTGGCTGGTACTTCGGGTGCTGTTGGTTCAACAGTCACTGTTCAGTTTGGTGGAATTGTTACTGCCAAGGTCATTGCCAGCGGTGCAGTAACTATTGGTGCATTGCTTGAACCCGGCGATACTGCTGGTTCGTTTGTTGACGTAGGTGGTACTGCTACTGGTGTAAATGCAGCAGCCGTGCTTATGGAAGCAATTGCTGGTGCATCGACCGTGCAACGCCGCGTCTTCATTCCGCTCCAGTATTGGTTCCGTGATCAGATTTCTTGATGATTGATTAAACCCATACCACTGGACGGGGAAACCCGTCCAGTGGATTTCAATGCTGTACTACAAAGACCTGACGAACCATGTGTTGCTCGCCATTGGTGGTCGCCCATCGACCGCCGCTGGTCAGACTGTCGCAGAACGACAGGCTGAGATCATTAATCAGGCTGGTGAGCATCTGTTTGGCTACCAGTGGACGTTCAGGCAAGCCACTGCACTGCTGTCAACGACTGCTGGTCTACAGTATGTGCTGCTTCCTGCTGACTTTTCTGAACTGATTGCCGCGTGGAGCGGAACATTGCCGCTGTTGATCACCAATCAGGATGAGGTAGAGAACACTCGTTCGTCTGACTTTGATAGTTACGGTACGCGAGGGTACGTGAAGGCGGTTGTGCCTACAAATGCTGCTCCTACACAGACGTATCAGTTGCAAATCTATCCAACTCCTGACAGTTCTGAAGTAAACAAGATCAAGATCACGTATCGCACGGGCTGGCAGCGTGTATCGACTGCAAACTTGCCAACGGATGTCATCTCAATCCCGCTTTATCTAGAGGGTTTGCTCGTTCTCTACGTCCGTGCGATTACGGAATCGTACGAAGATGGACAACAGTCACAGCGTCTTGCAGAGATTGAGGCTGGAACACTCTTTGGTACTGCGCAGCGCAAGGACGGGATGCTGCAAGCACACTTTGGTCAGTTGCGACCAAACGTTTGGATAAACAACTATCGAAACAACGGCGGGTTTGTAATGACAAACACCGTCCCAAGCCCATCATAAGGAAACGCTATGTTAGTAGACCTATCAGGACGCGCTGGAACTGTCACCGCACTACAAACGATTCCAGATGCAATGGAAGTTGCATCGTTAGCAAACATTACTGTCGTTGCTACTGGTAGTTTGACTGCGCGAGTACAAACATCTACTCAACCTGCTACGGGCGGTGGGTCAATTGTTGTAACTCCTTCAATGAACTACATCAAGGTGTGTCCATTGTACCTCACAAGCGGCGGTGCAATCGTTCTGAACGTCATTGGTTGGTCATTCTCAAAGGTTGCTGGTCGGTGGATTCCAGTCAATCTTGCGCAGACCACAGCAACGGCTGCGACTGGTGGTGCAATTACTGTTGCTGGAACAGCCCTATTTCCAGCAATAACTTTCTCGGCTAGTGGTGCTGGTGACTACAAGAAATTTGATGGAACCACAAGTTGCACATCTGGTTTCATTATTGTTGATACCTGCGGTAGCGAACTTATTGAGTTGTATTTCACTGGAACCGCAGCGGCTGCTAACGCACTCGTTTCGTTTATCTAAATGATGTCATCAAATCGAACATGGTCTGTTGCCCCACCCACATTGCGTCAAGAGCGCAATCGAACTCTGTCTCTTGACGGTCAAACGGTTGGCACAAGGAAGTTTGATTTCAGCAGGATGGGTGGAAAGGTTGATCTATCTACCTATGGATTGACATTTGCACGTGCTGGTGCAGCCACGTACATTCGTTCAAATGGTTTAGTTGGATACGTTGATAGTGGCTATCCTCGATTCACTTATGAATCAATTGGCGGCATAATGACATCAAAAGGTGTGCTTATTGAAGCCGCCGTCACCAATCGACTCACGCATAGCCAAACATTCTCCACTGTTGGTGGAGACTTTCAATGGACTGACGTAAATATCACCAGAGCCACTGATCAAGTATCTCCGGACGGAACTACAAACGCTGTTCGTTTCACTGCGAGTGCTGCCAATGCAACTATTACGCATGGTCTTGCTACGGCAAAGCCAAATACGCAGCGAGTTTGGTCGGCATGGATTCGGCGTGTAAGTGGTACTGGAGCATTCCAAGTTTCTACCACGATTACTAGTCCAACGTGGACAACCGTAACTATTACTAGTGAATGGGTTCGATATCAAGGGTTGACAGCGGCTAGTCAACAACAAATTGCATTTCGGATTGTTGATATTAACGATTCGGTAGAAATTTGGGGTGTGCAACTAGAAAACGGAACCGTTGCCTCTTCATATGTCCCCGTCACATTGACACCTGATACCCGTGGTGATGATCAACTGACCATGAGTGGAACGAATTTCACTTCGTGGTTCACACAGCCCGGTACGTTTGTTGTCAAGTACTTCCGTGGAGCGGTTGGTGCTGGTGATCGATCAGTGCTGGCGTTTGATATTGCGGCAACTAAACATCTTCACCTGAAACACGCCAATGGTTCGGCTACTAGCAGTTTGCTTTGGACACTTGGATCAATCACAGCAACATCATTGACAAGTGCATTGAATGCCACAGCGTTCACTATTAGTGGATCGTCTAACGCTGCGATCCGGATGTGTACGAATGGTGGGACGGTGACGAGTGGAACATCTGATGTCAGCCCATCCACTATTGGGTGGATGAATATTGGTACTGACGCGATTACAGGGATTGGAGACTTTGAAGGTCACCTCAATAACGGTGTCCATTCCGTGGTGTTCTATCCACGCCTTCTTTCAGACATTGAACTTCAAACTTATACGGGATCTTGACTATGACATTTGCACCGATTCAAAATCGCCTTGGCGTTCAACCAGTAGGAACAACTGTTACCTGCGTGAACAAGTCTGGTACATCAGTTGCCATTGGCGATCTGGTCATTACCTCGTTCATCCATGCTGGTGCGGTCGTTGATCCGCAGCAGGCTGCCAACACAGGCTACGTGTTTAACTGCATCCGCAAGGCTGTGTCTACAGAGACTGGCAACACTGGCTACCTTGGCGTGGTTACGGGTCTGATGACTGGAGCAGGCGACAACGGTCGTGAGGTGCAGGTGCAATTCGGCGGCATCTGCTCTGTCAAGGTTCTTGTGAACGCGACTGTGAATTCGGGAACGCTTCTTGGTGTATCGAGCACTGCTGGTGTTCTGACAAACTCCGTCAGCACCATGACACCCGGTGGTTACTCGGTCACGCTTATGGATAATGCCGCTGTTGCTGATGGGACTGCGCTGAAGCGTGTTTATATTCCAACCGAATACACGTTTGGTTCAGTGAGTTCATCAGTCCCCGGTTTCTACGGATCGCGCCGCGCTTCTTCTTTCTTACGCGATGCAGTAGTAGGGACAGACTCTATAGACGTTCTTATGATTGGAGATAGCAACGCGGGGAGTAACGAGTACGGCTACACGGTTGGTATTGATCGTGTCCTTGGCTACCAGTATGGAATTGATATGTACGCAACCGCTGTAATGGCAGGTGGTCGCTTTTGGGGTGCGCCAAGTAGTTACTCTGCTGCGAGTACACCGTTGTATGAGGCAATGGTTGGTACTGGTGCATTTCAATACAGCAACGATGACAACACAACCGGAGGAACTGGATTTACTGGCAATCAAAGGCTCATGGTTCAATGCCCAGCAGAAACTCCAAACGATGCCCTTAAGACATATTTGAATTTTGATTCCACCAATTTTGCAACAACAGCAACCACAATGCTGCCTCAGCCAAATCGTTTCCAATGGGATCCTGTAGTAATTCCAACGGGAATTGTGTGGACAGGAACAGGCACTTCAAATGCTATTCGCGTTCGCTCTTATAGTCCGCTTACATTTAGCGGAGCGCAAGCGTGTCAATATCGAATGGTTTACGGAACATATGCAACCGGATCCGGGCAATTCAAATTAGCAATTACAGATGCGTCTACCACTACATATGCTGTAAGTGCATTTCGTAGTACCAACAACGGAACAGCATCAGCGGGATACGCTACTGAAATTCTTCCGGTTACAAGCCCATCCACCCCGGCTGATCTTTGGTGTACTTGGGATGGAGCGGCAAGCGCACAGGCAAACTCGCGTCTTGTGACCGGACCATTCTCTTGCTTATACCACTCATTCATAGCACTTAAAAAGGGCTATAGCGTCACCAATTTGACTACATCAGATGGTCGATCCACAACGCAAATTGCTGACCGCGTAGAAGGAATGGACAAGGTTCTTGATGCGCTTTTGAAAGAATTGCGCGAGCGTCAGGTTGCGGCTACTGGTTCGGGTCGATTGGTTGTGTTTGTAAATTCTGGAGTTAACGGCGCAGAAACTGCTGAGACATGGACCGCTGCAACTGAGAGGATCAGAAATCGAATTGCTACTCGATGGGCTTCTACTGGTGGCGATGCTGCTAAGTTGGCATTTGTGTTTACAGTAACTCACCAACTCGCACCAACCTATAGCGGATCGGGTTCTTCGTGGATTGCTGCAAGAGCAACCGTGTCTCCAGCAGCAAACACATGGGCAACTACAAATGCAAATGATGGATATGGTTCTTGCGTTGTTGATACAAGCGTGTCGTTTGATTATTTTGAGTTGACAAACGGATCTACCCCTAACGGAACCATGTACAGCATTGTCGCTACAGATCAGATTCATTTGAATTCAAGTTCTAGTAGTCGATCAAATGGATATGACGGAGTTTCTGGAGCAATCTTTAGCACCCTTCTCGCAAGCGCATAAACCAAACCTCTCGCCTTTAGTTTGCAATTAAATACATGAGTCCACAATCTACAACCAAACTGTTCAATCTGGAAAAAGCCCAGTTGACTCTGACCATCCTCCTCATTCTCGGCGCGGTCGTTTACGTTGGTCGGCGGTTGGAGTCCGATGATCGCCAGCAACGCCTATTGGAAACCATTGCTGGTGACATTAACCTGATCAAGGATCGGAACGCTGATGCCAGTGCGCAGATCCGTGTGATTGGCGAGCGCGTCTCGCAGGTCGAGAAGCGGCTGGAGCGCATGGAAACGCGCCCATGAAGTGCCTGCTCGTTGTTGCGCTGGTGCTGTCAGGCTGCTCCCCAGTAGCCCGTATCAGTGCCAACAGCAACGAGATCAGGGCTGAGGCGCAACTGCTCATTGATCATGGGCAGGCAACAGGTGATACGGTGGTGGTCGCAGGCGCGACCCGTATTGACGGTCTGGCGGCAGGCATCCATGCGGAGTTGCCGGGCGTGGAAGACCGTACCCCGCCTTGGATGGCACTGGCAGGTTGGATAGCAGTAGCGGTAGTTGCGATAGCAGTAGTGATCATTCTGTTCCAGACAGGGTTTGGTACTGCTATCAGAATTGCGATTGGTTGGATCCCACGTAAGCCTCGGCAAGAGGCGGAGTTAGCGGCAAATATGCTCGACCCAGACAAACCAGAGAACGCTCGCGAATTTATAGCAGCCCGGAGAGCCTCTGACCCATTCTTCAACGCGGCGTTTAAGAACGCTCGGGCTGTAAAGGAGACACCATGATTCTCGCAGACCTAAGTTCATTCATCGGCAGCGTGTGGGCAGTTGGCTTGGCGTTGGTAGTTGGCGTTGTTGGTGGGTATTACCTACGCAGCAAGAAGCAGTTCTAATACAAGAGGAGGATTAGCAGTGGCGATTAAAATGCAAATTCGGCGCGGACTTGCAGCAGCATGGGCTTCTGCTAATCCTACTCTTGAACCCGGTGAACTTGGCTTTGTTACTGACGCTGGTACAACAGCGTTCAAGATTGGCGATGGATCAACTGTGTGGAACTCGCTTGCATACGTTAACTCAACGTATCCAGAGTTGCCAGTTGATGCAAGTTTAAATTTGAACCTAGCACTTGCGCAAGGTCGGTATCCACTTTCATCTGCCAACACCTACACATCTACGCCTGCAATTCCTGCTGCTGAATATGTACAGGGTGCAACCGATGGCAATTCAGTATTGACAGTAACTGTCCCATCAAATGGGATTGTGATTCAACAAATCAATACATCGGTAACTGCAAAGCAATTTCTCCGTGCATACAACGGAACAACATGGACTTCGTGGAAGCGCATTGATACGTTAGCCGCAGCCGATAGTCTGTCGATTACCCAAATCACATTAAGCCTAAGGGTGCTTCTTCCTGTTGCTTCAGCAGCATCACCGTCATTAACCTTTAGTGGCGATACTAATACTGGAATATATCAATCTGCGGCAGAAGAGATTGGATTTACCACCAATGGTGTAAACCGTCTTAAAATCACTGATTCAGCACTCACCTCAACAACCACATTTAGCGCAGTTGGTGTTGGTGCTGGTGCGACTGGTCTTACATCAAGTGGTGGAATTACTGTTTCTTCTGGAACAACTGCGCTTAAAGCAACTACTGTTGATGGTGGATTAACTGTAACAACAGGTACTACATCACTTGTTGTTCCGCTTGTCTTGGGAACAGCAGCAGCCGTTGGGACAAGTGTATTTTCAACGAAGAACACGGGTGGAACAGTAGTAACAACTATTCGTGGCGATGGTGTTCCTACAGCAGTCACTGATCTAACAACTAAGTCGTATGTTGATACCGCAGTAACGGCAGGATCAAATTCTGTAATAGATAATACAAATGCGTGGGTTGTAACTACGACTATTCCAACAGGACCAACTAATTACGTCATCAATATTTCTACTCAATTACTTGGTATCGAGTACGTTTACTACTGGTCGCAAGGGGCGTATTCAACAACTGGCGGTTCACGTGCAGCAAATTTACAAATAACCACCAACGCTGGAATTTACGCTCAATATAAATCTGGATATCGACATAGTGCTGGAACTACTGGTTTGAACACTGCTACGTTTGGATATTCAGAGTCTCCAATTTATACAGGGTATGTATTTCAACCATCTTCAACTTATACAGTTGCAACTATTGTTATTGCAGCATCTAGCGGTGGTGCAGTACCGAACGTTAACTGGGGCTATATCACGATTAAACGTATTGCCTAATGCCATACCTACCAATCACTCTTCCTTCACGCGGATTGCACGTTGACAGTGCATATTCGTCATTGCCTCCCGGCTTCACGCTCGACTCGTTGAACGTGTTGCCGTATGACGCATACAAAGGGAAGCAGCGACTTGGTCAGCGCAGAGCGTTGCTTGGAGCGTTTGAATTCAACACCATTCCAACTGCGCTCACGCGAGAGGTGCAAGCCATTGTCCGTGCTGATGCGTATGTGGATGTAAGTGGAACAACAATTCTTAAACAACGATGCATTGTTGTTGCAGGTGGCGAGGTGTACATCATTGATCCGGGTATTACCACGCCAGTTGCAGCAACTTACGCGCCATCAACTTCTAAGTTAAATTCAACAGGCAACATTTCTGTTGCCATCTTTGGGAATTACGCTTACTTTGCTGACGGTAAAAAATACCGCCGGATGAATATTACAACAGCGACTTCGGCAGCAACAGTTGAATTTTGGGGAACAGTATTATCAAGCGTTACTGTTGTTAGTTCCGCTGGGGTCTTTCAATGCACTGCTGCAAACTTGACGGCTGGTCAACCGATTACAGTCACGGGATCATTTCCCTCTGGTGTTGCAATATCAGGTTATTCATTCCATGAAACATTTTATGTACGGTCAATTATTTCAACTAGCCCTTATCAGTTTGATTTAACAAGAACATTTACTGGAACTACTCCCGGTCCTGCAATAGCAACCACGGTTGGCAGTGGAAGCACCACGGGAGTCACGTTTATTACTAGTGGTCCTGAAATGACCATTAAGCCTTCATCAACTGCAAGTAGTATTGGTACTGCTAAAGCAGAAGCAGGCGAACGTGCGAGTTTGTTAGTTCGCTTTGGTGGTCGGTTAGCGTTGAGCGGCTTTACGCCCTCGCCCAACAACTGGTTCCTGAGCAAAATCAATGACGTTGACGATTGGGTTCCCGGCTCAACCCCTGATGATGCTGTTGCTGGCAACTTGTCAACCAAGTTCTCTATTCCCGGGGAGCCAATTATTGCGCTGATCCCAATGGCAGAGAGTGGGCTGTTGTTTGCTGGTCGGCACACGATGACCTATCTATCTGCTGACCCGGTGTTTGACACGCAGGCTCGCATGATTGAGTTGTCGCGATCAGTAGGCATTGTCTCTGCCAAGGCGTGGTGTGTGTCTGACTCTCAGACGGTATACGTCATGGCGCAGGACGGTTTGTATCGCGTCCGCCCAAACGAATTCCAAATTACGCAGTCTGGTCGAATCACTGGCGGTCGGCTCGATTCATTCTTCCAATCACAGAAATTTGACCAATTGAATTGTTCGCTTGGTTACGACCCTGAAATCCAGAACATCTATTGCATCATGTCTCGTACTGACTTGCCGTCAAGCAGTACGCATCTTGTTTACAGTCAAGCAACTGATTCGTTCTGGACAATTCGTACTGGCTGGACAGCCTTCCAAGCACCGTCATGCATTGGCGAGTTTCCGTTTGGTGACGCTCGATCACCAGTGCTGGCTCTTGGGAGTGAAGATGGTTATGTCGGTTGGTTTGATCGCGACCTGACATCGGGTGTTGATGGTCAAGCCGCTACTGGTTACAAATCAGGAACAGTATTCACCGTAGACAACAATACTGCTGCTGCACAGAAGATTGTCAGTTCATTGACCATTGGTCCGGTTATATCGCCAAATCTATCACAGGTCATGTTGCGCGATATGCGTGTTGAATTGACGATGGATGAGCCGCAGGAACAAACAAACTTCAATGTTCCAAACGTTCGATTGACTGGTCCATTCCTATCTGTTCTGTCTGGTCAAACAGCAGAAGAGGCAATTGGAGAAGCCATTGTCAACGTCACGGTCACATACGATGATTCGTTCCCGGCTGTGGTTCTGGATGGTGGTCTGCCTAGTACTTCTTCGTGGGATCCAGTAAGCCCATATATCTTTGGTGTTCCTGCGTTTGGAGCATTGACAACTGGAATTGAGTGTGGGTATCCAGAATCACTTGCTCCTCATACATACACAACCACCGATACCCTGATCACCGATCCAACGGCACGAACATATTCATTTGGTGACAATAGAATTTATAATCTAGGGTCTGCACCAACAAATAATTGGGCGATTCAGAATGACACTGGTCCGTCTTATGCAACGCTATTCGTTCGTGACGAATCATTGCCCGGTGTTTCACTTGATACTCCCGGCGGTGTTTATGTCTATGGCAATGCAACTGGACTTCCATTGCCAACCCTGCCCGGATCATCCCCGTCTCCGCGCATTGTCGTGAGTAGCGGCACGTACACCAATACTAACTACATCCAGATTGGCGAGTTGCAATCTGGTCGTAATGACGCGCTTCGATGCCGCATCCGCGATCAAGCAGTCTTCGCTCGCATCGATAGTTACGGAGTGCCTTGGGCGGTTGAGCGCATGGCTGCGCTGATCGACCCAATGCCACACACAAAGAACGTGAAGGGAACATACTAATGGGACTCTTTGGAAACCTATTCGGCGGCGAGTCGGCAATGCGCCGTGCTACCAAGAAGATGAAGAAGGCTTACCAAGCCGAACGAACTACTCAAGAGGGAAACTACACCGCCTTGATCAGTAAGTTTGAGGACGAGCGAGCGAACAACGCCGATGTCTACTCCAAGCAATACAACGAATCCGTCAAGCAGTATGCCGACACGATGGCTCAAAGCCGTGCAGCGTTCGGCGCAGCATCTGCTGAGTCTTTCAAGACGCTGTCTGCTGGTCGCGATGCGACCTTGGCATTGTTGCAGCAGTCCACTGACAAGGCTGTTGGTCAATCGACAGCGCAGGGTTTGATGATGGGGCTATCGAATACCACCTTCGGTCAGGCTCAGACGCAGGCTGTTGCCCGTCAAGGTGCGTTGCAGGCTGGCGCAGTCAACGAGCAGTACGCGCAGATCCTTGCCGCTGCACAGCAGTCAACCGCCAACTCGATGGCAAACATGGAAGCGGCGGCTGGTCAGACAACCTTGAGTGCCGGGTTGGGAGCAGCGCAATACCTTGGCAACCAGTATCAGGGCTACACGCAGGGTGCTCTTCAAACCCAGCAAACCGGGTACAACGTTGGTCAACAACTTGGCACTGCTGCGATCTCTGGTCAGTATCAACAGCAGATGCAATCGGCTCAAGCGAGCATTAACTCTGGAAATCAAATCGGTGGTGCGCTCGTTGGCGCGGCTGCTGGAGCGGCTGGAACACTGGTAGGTGGTCCAGTAGGTGGAATGATCGGCAGCAGTCTTGCAGGCGCAGCACTCGGATAAGGAAACACTATGGCTGACAACACAATGTTTGGTATGGGTACTGGGCTGCAAGCAATCTCTAACTTCCCTGTTCAATCGAAGGGTGTCGGCAAGTCATTAACGCCCCCATCTCCATCTGGATGGGATGCGTTCATGGATGGAGCAAAGACATTTGCTGGCAACTTCCTTGTTGGCGTAGCCAGTGGCATCCAAGCCTATCGACCCGGCAATGAATACAGTTCATTGGCTGGTGGTTTTCTTGGCGCGTCACGCCCAATGCAACAGCAATTGGACAACGCTATGCAGGCAGAGCAGCAAAAGTTTGCACGTACCCAAGAAGATTTGGAAACGAAATCCAAGATGAAGACCAAGGAAGACATCTACCGATCACAAGCAGATCGAGCAGTTGGTATGCAAATGCCAGATATGTCTGGTATTTCCACTGGTGTGTCGGCTCCAACGAAGCAGGTCATTGATGAACCCTTTGGTTTCCAAGGTGGAATTCCGGTGACACCAAGCAAGACAGCATCTGAAGCCGTACTCAAGATTGGAAAGCAATAATGTCTCAACTACCTAAGCCAAGTCCTATGACTCCAGAAGAACTTGTCGGACCGCCAAGTCCTGAGAGTGCATTGATTGGACCGGACGAGGGCATGGCTCAACCGCCTGCTGACGGTTTCGTGCGTCCTGCTCAACAGGCTCAACAGCCTGATCCATTGATGGACGATAAGGCTCTCAGGGCTGCTGCGCTCGACCACCGTGGCTCGCGCCAGATCGCTCCGTATGGCACGTATGAGGCGGTCGATGCTGCCATTCAGCATGGGTATTACACGGGTCTTGAGGCTTTGGACTTCGGCACGTTGCCTGATGGCACTCCGGCTGCGCTGTTTACGGACAAGCGTGGACAGCGGCAAGCCATTCGAATGTCGCAGGAACAGTGGTCGGCTGGCTTGCAGACTCGCGCACAGGCGCGTATTGCGATGGCAAAGCAGATGCGCAATCAGCAGGAGTCTCAACGGCTCATGCCTGCGGTTGAGAAGATGGCGCAGGAAATGGAATCATCAGTACCGGGTTTCATGGACTACGCGGCAATGAACATGGAGAACGATCCACGCGGTACGTACTCGATGGTTCAGTCGATGTACGACAAGTTTAAGGCTGGTGACAAACAGGTCATGCGCGAGATGGCTAAGGCTGCTGATCAGGCTTCGTTGCAAGTTGGGCAAGCGCAGGCAGAGAGTTGGGCAAAGAACAAGAATGAATTGATGACTACTCAGGCGGAAGGAATCATGGATGATGATTCAATCCCTGATGAGTTCAAGGCACAATATCTTCAAGAGTTACGGCGTAAGCAGGCAAGCACTAATCGCTTTGCGTTGTTGGCTCCACCAGTTGGCGGCATTCGGCGCACTGCTAGTTTCCCATCGTGGTACGCCAGCCAGTCTAACCCCGGTGCAATTGACGATCTTGCCGATACGACAATCACGGATGTCGGATATCAGAACATTGCTCAGTTGCCTCGTCCGCAGCAAATCCAGTTCTTGATGCAACGATCAATGGCTATCAGCCGCGAGATTGGCTGGTCAATGCCGTTTGGTCAGGCTGACATTGCAATGGTTTCAAACGCGCTTGATCGCCGCCTGCAAGCAATGAGTCCACCACAACTGATGCAACCTAATCAAGTGGCTGGCAATCAAGCACCTGAAGCGCAGCAGATTCGTGGAACAATGTCGCAGATGCAACGCGACCAGCAGGCTCGCGATCAGGCTAATCAAATGGCGCAAGCCAAGATTGCTGAAACAGAATCACGTGCGTTGTTTGGGCAAAACCGCGCTGAGTTTGCGCCAGCCATGTCGCAGGCTGAACTTGAAAGCAAGCAGGCAAGGACTGGTCAGACGCAGGCAAGCACTGACCTAACACAAGCACGGGCTACATCCGCACAGGTTGATGCACAATACGCAGCGCAACGCCAGCAAGCACGGATTGCTGAAATGCGAGCACGGGCTGCGCAGGGCGATGCAGAATCAGAACGCAAACTTGCTGAGGTTGATGTGCTGCTTGGTTTGACACCTGAAGAGGCAAAGGAAGCAAAACTCCGGCGTGATGTAACGCGAGCAAGCCAAACCGCAAAACCTGCCCCTAGTAGTCAACAATCACAATCTGGCTCTCCTGATGAGCGCGAGGCTTTCATTCGATCACTAGCAGCAGAGGCTGGTATTGAAATGGAAGATACGGGCAACATCAAGAACGATGTGATGAGCACGATCAAGCGATTAGATGGTGCTAAGGGAATGCTTGCAAATACTCAACGAAATAAATGGCTTGGAATTCTCGCCAAAGCGGAACAAAAATATCCACAATGACATCGTTTCAACAAAGCATTGATAGGTGGTCTAACTTATTAGATAGACCAATTGCCGCCGCAGAGCCACCGCCTGCTGACGGCATAAATATCACTGATGACTTTGGTAATTTAATAAGGGAAGCGCGTTCTGCATTAACTGATGGAATTGCTGCAACTGCTGCTCCGGGATCTTCGACTGCTGATCAGGATCTGATTGCATCGGCGGCTAAGTCCAACAAATTTGAAACCATGATGCCCGACACATCGTGGGCAGGTTTGAACTTGCGTGAGGTAGCACGTGGCTCGCAGCAGCAAATGAGTCAGGCTGCTTCTGTAATTGCAACTCCGGCATTGCGAGCAGAATTCATGCAGTCGCTGATGAAGCCGTATTTTGCAATTGCTGATTGGTTGAGTCCACCTCAAAGTGAATTTGAAATCGCCATTCGTAACTTGGCAAAGCGTGAAGCGTCTCAGAAACTGTCGATGGTCTTTGAGCCAGAGGGATCTGGTCTGACTGCATCGCCACAAGACTTGCAATCGGAAATCATTGCCCTTAGAGGAACCCAACAGGGTTTGGCTCAAGGTCAACAAGAAGGATTTGCCGGAGACGTATCACGTGGCATTGGTCAGTCATTGCCATCACTTGCTGTTACGGCTGGAACCCTTGCCACCGGAGGTACGTTGTTGCCAATGATGTTGGCATCACAAGTTACTATTCCAATGTCATCGTATACCAGTAGCCAATTGGCTTACATTGATGATCTTGAGCAGCAGCGTTACGACCAAGCATTAGCAGGCGAAACGCTTTCTGAGTTTGATCCGGTTGAAATGGGAAGACGCGCTGAAATTGGCGCAGTAATTGAAACTACTGCCGAAATGGGTGGGGCAGCGTTTGGTGCAAAGTTTATTAGTAAGGTTGCTAAAGGCGTTGGTACGTCATCGGCTGCTAGGTTTGCAACCAACAAGTTCGCTAAGACTGGCGCAGTTAAAGCGGCAACAGAAGTTGTTCGCCGTAGTGGTTCTAAGGCTAGTCAGTTGTTCACTGCTGCTAATGAAGGTGTAATGAACTTCACTCCGGGGTTCATCTATCGAAGTGGTCAGATTTTCTTGATTGGTGGTCTTGAAGAAGCAGGCGAAGAAGGTTACGCGGCTTTATTAAACGCACCAATGACTTACGCACCGTGGAGTAAGGATGTCAGTGATGGTCTTTATAGTATGGCTGTTGGCGGTGTGGCTGGTGGTGTTGGTGGTGCTGCTTCTAGTGTTGGTCTTGCTGGGCGCGAGGCTGTTGTTAATCTCAATGATGCGTTTCGTCCGGAAAATGATCGCGAGCGTATTGTCCGACAGACCCACTCCGATGCGATGAAGGCTCGCTCCAACTGGAGCGAAGGTCTAGAACAAACACAGCGCGACCGCATTGCTGCGAAACTCGACACCATTGAGGGCATGACCCCGGACGAGCGCGGCACGTATGTCATGGCTCTCGCTGACCGTAAGGCAGAAATCATTGCCAACGCGGAAGCCACACTTGCAGAGCGTCAAGAAGTAGATGTTGCCATGACTGGCGCACAAGAAGTACTAGATAACGCGAGGGCTGCTGCCGGGACAGCCAGTCCAACTGCTGACCAAGATATCTACGAGGCTGAGTTTGCGCTGCTGGTCTTGCAGGAAAAGGCAAAGGAACTTGATCAGCAACTGGTACTCGCAAATACCGATCACATGATTGCAACTGCGGAGCACGGCGCGGTCGCGGAGAAAATCTCCGATATGCCTGCTACGGTGGTGCGGTCTACCCCAGTTGAGGTGCTTGCCTCTGTTGGTACACGCAGTGGCGTGGCACTGACAGAGACGAAGGCTCCACGCTGGGGGAAAAAAATCGCCAACGAGATGGAGGCTCTTGGCACTCAGGTGGTGTGGTACACGCCTGCTGACAAGAAGTCTTCCAATCCCGGCTTCCATAGTCGGCGCACACCCGGTGTGATTTACCTGAACGCTGCGTCTAATCAGCAGCGCGTCCGGGCTGTCGCACTGGAAGAAGCGTTTCACGACATCCAGATGTTCCGCCCTGACATTGCGCAGGCGTTCGTGGACAAGGCTGGTCTGCTGCCTGTCTATGACGCGGCACTGGAATACGTGTCTCGCGGGGGCGCGGAGACAGCGGCGATTGAGCGGCAGGACGAGGCGGCATTCGCGCAGGCTGAGAACGTGGCGGCTACGTTGGAGGGTGAAACCTCCGGCATCTCGCCCAACGCTGCCCGTGCTGGAGCCGCCAGAATCTCTCAGGAGGGCGAGGCGAACGCCTTTGCCCGTGCGATGGCAGGCATCAAGGCGAAGGGAGCCATGAGCAGCCTAACCCGGCTAGCGGCACGTTCCGGGCTGATGGGTCGGGAGTCATTGGCGGCGATGGCGGTGGTTGACCGGGTCGCCCGGTCGGCTGCAATTGAGGCTGTCAGTGGCAAGACTGGTGACGCGACCCTGTCCCCATTAGCGCGGACGCTGATGTGGGCATCCGACATGGACGTTGACTTTGCCCGTGACATCCCAACGGCTGACCGGGAACTGTCTGAGCCTATTCCTGCGCCTGCCCGGGTTGCGCCTGCGCTTGCTCAAGCAGGACAAGTTCAAACAGGTCCAACTGCTGAGACAACGAGCACGGTTGGTCGGCGTTTAGTTGCGGACGCTATCAAAACTCTTGGTCTGACCGAAGAAGAAGTCAAAGCCACTGTCATCGACTTGATGACGGGACTTCCAAAGACAAAGGCATTTGTTGCTAACAAGATTGGCAAGGTTCCAGATGTTGTGAAGTACATCCACGAACGCAGACTTGCGTCCGGGCTGCGCATACTCGACATCACCAAAGAAGAAGATCAGATCACGCTTGCCAAGTTGCTGGCTGCGGAAGCAATCGGTGCAATCAATAGTGCTGGCGATGCCTTGCAGTGGTACGACAAGACTATTAGAAATACTCTTGCGCAAGCCGCCATCAAATACCCTGAGTTGGAAACTGATCCACGGGCGCGTATGGCGTTCATCCTGTCGATGGCAATTACATCACAGACGATGAATGTTGAGGACAACCTTGCGTTCAGCATGGTTCAATACGGTAAGTATCGAGATACAGTAGATCCTGTTACTGGCATCGGACAATTTGAACTGGCTGGTAAGGGTAAGAACGCGGGTGCGCAAGCGAACAACTTCCGCATTGCCAATGTGATGTTGCGCACACTCGGACCGGATCAGATGATTAGGTTCTTGCGCACTAAATTTACTGCTGGTCAATTGTCAAACGCTGGGTTGAATATTGGCGGCGAGTTAAAATCTGAAGAGGTGCTTGGAAGTGCGATCTTTGGACCGAAGATCGGCTTTGGTTTCTATTCCAATCTCGATGGCAACTTTGATCCAGTGACAATGGATATGTGGTTCATGCGAACCATTGGTCGATTGACTGGCAAATTGCCTGCGTTTGATCAGAATAAATACGACAAGCAGATTGTGAAGTTGAAAGCCAGTTTGGCTGAGAAGGGAAGCAATGGAATCTTCCCATCAACTATTGATCAGGCACTCATTGATGAAGCCAACAATGCCACTGATGATTCTGGGCTAGTCAAACTAGCACGTGCAGTAATCAAATTGCATGAAAAGGATTTCAAGGACAACCGTAAGGATTATGACAACAAGGATCGCGTTCAAAGCAAGATGGTTCTTGCTTCAAAGGCAATCATCCAATCGTTGGATAAGCCACGCGATAGTCCTAAGTCTGGTGGCGAACGCCGATTGTTGCGTAAGGTTGTCAAACTTGCCGTAGCAAATGTCAGTGAAATTTACGGGGAAGATATTGCAAACGCTGCGTTCCAAGCGATGATCTGGTATCCAGAGCAGGAACTCTACAAGTCACATGGTGTTAAACTCAAGGTCACCAGTCAGGATTACTCCGGGGCAATCAGGAAGATCCTGAAGAACGAAGGAATTACAGATGGACAACTCGACACAGCAATCGCAACAGCAGAACGTGGATCAGGACTTACACGGCAAGTG